CATTATATACTGCTTTACCAACAATACCATAACCAATTAATAATAAATTTTTTAATATCAAACAGTAACCTCCATGAATAATTCCAATCCTTTTTTCTTCTTTTCTTTCTCTTCCTTTTTAAAGTCTTTAATTGCTTTATCAGTCTCTCTAATCTTACCAATCTTCTCACGAAGTGTATCAAGGAATGATTGGTCAATAGGACTATTTACATCAATAGAAGCTACAAAATCTTCAATATTTGCTTGCTCCATAAATTTAAATTTAATATCTGTTTGTTTTTTTTCTTTTACAATTCTACGTATAAAAGCAAAGTAAGCAATTTGAGTAAAATATGAGAACGCATTAGGCTTGCCCGTACGGGTAGCCGTGTCGATATTATAATTGTATATAGCTTTTAAACAATTCTCAACACCATCCATTACCATTTCATCACGATAAGTATATCGTACAAAGTTTGGTTTATGGGAAAGGCCTTCGCATATTTTCATAAAGCATATTGCAATATAATCAGGTATTACTGGATTCGAATCACCATTAGTTTTAGCTGTATTAGCTTCAGTTACATAATCGACTACTGCATAACTAAATTCACGATTATTTACGTAATGTGGTTTATCTCTAGGTTTAATTTTTTCAGGCATAAAAGTTCCTATTTGTGCGAATAATATAGCTATTATATCATAGTTTAAGGTGAATGTAAACAGCTCGTGTTAAATAATATAGCTATCTAATAACCAAGTCTTTACTTGTTTTTCTACTAAATGTTCGAATATTTCATAATTCCTTGATGATTCATCAAGTTCATCTAATTGAACTTTCATTCTATAATAAATTTTATTTAATTCATCAGATGGTAAATTCCAAAGAGCATATTGTTTAGGATAAAGTATAGTATTAAACCATAAATTAATATCTAATCCTTCTGTAAAATTTACAAAAGTAACCATCTCTTCCCAATTATTTCTCATAGGATTAACCATAATAGATAATTCGCTATTATTATCTTTACAATATTGATAAAATTTAGTGGTGTTCTCCATAAGCTTTTCGAAATTACCATTGATACGAATCTCTTCATATCGCGATGCTATTAAACTATCAATAGAAATATTAATATGTAAATTATTATTTTCCATAATATGTTTAACTCTTTTATTCATTATTGTACCATTAGTTGCTATATTAATTTTTAATTCAGGTTTAATTTTAGCTACGTCATCACATATATCTAATACAATCTTTTGAGCAAATGGTTCACCACCATTAAATCTTAATTCATTAAGATGTGGAATAAACTCATGTAATTGTTCTCTAAATGAATCATCATAAATCATAGGCAAAGGTGGTAGCTTATCACGATTCTTACGTATACCACTACTTAATTTACCACTACACATTAAGCATTCAAGGTTGCATTGATTACTTAATTCAAGCTCCATCATACTTGGATATTGTTTAATAGGTAAATCTTCGTAAGCTTTAGCTAAAGCCCATACACCATCATTAATATTCTTTTCACATTCTTTACATCTATTTAAGAATATATTTTTTTCTAATGCATTCCTATATTTTTCAAATTTATGTCCAAACCAAATTTTAGCTATAGATCTATCAGGTGACCAGTTATCACAATATCCTGGAAGTTTCCAACAAGGAGAAACTTCCCCTTGTATGGTAAAATACATATTAGCAAATGGTGCTTTACAAGGTGTCATATATATATTGTGCTATTTTTTCATGACCAGCAGCATTAGGATGATTATCTCTATGAGATATAGTCCAAGGCTCATGTGTTGTCCATGAAGAGTGGGTTGGTCCAAACACCATATCATTTAATGGCATTCCACCAAAGGCCCAAACATTAGGCCACCCTAGAAATTTTTCAGTGTTTAGAATTTTATCATATTTCGTTATCATTCTTAATATTTCTCTGTATTCTTTTGAAAATCTAGGAATATGTTGTGGAGCTTCATCTGGCCAACCATTTTTCATATAGTCTTCATATTCAGGTTGACCCATGATTCTTCCATTTATATAATCAGAAAAAAACTGTATCATCTGAGTTTGTAAATATGGTATGTTATATCTTTCACACATCATTTCAAAAGCTGCAAAATATCTTAAACTTTTACGTACCCAATATACTATATCACCCTTTTGTCCAGATGGTTCTCCTCTCCAAGTACAAGTTTTTTCAGCCTCGCGAGATCTAATATTATCAGGCCACTTAAGGTTAGCTTGGTTAATTTTCTTCAACCAAGGGGATACGCATTCATAATCATGTCTTTGTGCCTGTGACCAAGCAGCTATGACCAATCCTATTTCATCTTTCTTACGATATTGATAAATTTCATCTTGTAATGTTGAGTAAATATACTCATTACCCTGACCACTTCTTGCTAAATTAATACATCCCATATCTAATTTATCTGCTAATAGCTCAGGCCACTTAGGCCATGACACATCCATATCAGGTCTATCATCAGATCTAAAATTTATATCAGTAGTAAAACTACAACCACTTACAATTAAATATTTTTTCTTTCTCATTTTTTAGTACATATATTTTTACAAGGGGCTGCAATTTTATTTGGGTCTTCCCATGATTTTGGTAGAATTTCAACAAACCATTCATTACTTAATATATCTTCCAAATCATTAGTAAATATATTAAGTTTATTTTTTCTTTTATCATATTCTTTAAGAATATGTTCCTGATTAAATTCCCAATTAACTAACTTTATATTATATAATTGGTCTTCTATTTCACGATAATTTTTATTTACCCAAGTACTATTAATTTTACCATTCTTAATTTCATTTTCTGGTACTGGAGGTGTTTTATCTTTAGAAAAATAATTTGAAAGGTAACAACATGGCAAAACTTGTCCATCAGGTTGTACTAACATTTGCTCATCATCTTCTATCCATTTACAATGCGTTTTCATAATTTAATCATCCCAATTTAATGCCCATATTGTTCTTTGTTCACTTTTTCCATACATAGGACTATGGTCTAAAAATTCTTCTTTACCATTTTTTATAAATTTAAATCTTTCTTTATGGTGAGCTCTATCTGAAGGAACAAAAAAATGCTCATCAATTGGAGCTATATCATTTACCATTTTCTTAATATCTTTTAAATAATTTTCATTATGTTTATAAATTACAGTAAATATATTTATAAACCCATATTGAGAATAAGCTTTCATATTTTTTAGTATCTTATCTAAATTAGTCTTTTGCCTATAATGAGAATGCATTTCTTGAGTTGTTCCATCTATATCAAATACTACTCTTCCTCTATCTTTTATTATATACCCTAAATGCACCCACCAAAATTCATCTCTAAAACTTCCATTGGTATTAATAAATATATAACAATTAGAATTACGAATTACATATTGAATAATTTCAAATATATCTTTATTCATTATTGGGTCTCCCCAAGTTCCACAAAAATTAAAATTCTTAATATGATTTAAAGTTTTTATTGGGAATGCTTTTTTAAAGTCTTCAAGAGACCATTGAATAAGTGGTAACCAATCAACTTTACCTAAACCATTAGGATTTGTTCTATGACATTGCGGGCATGCAGCATTACAATAAGTAGTAATATCTAGCCACGCATTAATCTTCTTAAGCTGATATAGATGCGAATATTGTTTCACACTGAAAAACTAGAGCCACATCCACAGGTTGTTTTAGCATTAGGATTTTCTATAATAAATCTTGCCCCTTGTAAATCTTTAATATAATCAATTGATATACCTTCTAAATATTGATAACTCATAGGGTCTATCAATACTTTTACACCATTTTTCTCAATACTGAAATCACCATCAAGTGTAGTTTCATCTAATTTAAAACCATAATTAAAACCTGAACAGCCACCACCAGAGATATAAACTCTTAGGTTTTCTTCTGGGGATTTCATTCCGGCTACTTGATTTGCTGCATTTTCAGTTATTTTCATATTTATTTTCCGCTAGCTGTTTACTTTTGCCATAAACTATGATATAATAAGATAGTACTGTCGGGGCGACTGGATATAGATTTAATGGACTGTATTAGTACCTGCAATAGTAGCTATGGCAGGTGGTCTAGATGGTGTTTCTATTCCTTCTATCTGATCTAATAATATCTTCATATAATAAGCTTTAATATCTGTACTTACTTCTGATTCAAACATAACATTATCGATATCAATGTGATGTACTTGAGATTCACTAAAAGGTAGAAATGGAGTAAATACTAACTGCTGATCATCTTCTACTGAGAGGCGCATCGGTTCTTCTAATGAAAGCTGGTCTGTATCATTGTCATGTACATAGGCAATAATAGACTCCCCTGAGACTAATTTTAATAGCCTTACAGGTACTTCTGCTAAAGTTGCAGGAAATGTCTTTTTAATATCTTCCATATACCTATTTATAATAATTTGACTTCGTGTATCTTAAATTTGAACTTTTCTTTACTATATATTTTAACCCTTTCAGCACTATGAGTAAGGGTATAATTCTTATTTGCTTTCCAATGTAGGTCATCTGCAATGTCATACAATACCGTATCTTTATCTGATTTTCTTAATCCTCTACCAACTGATTGTAATACTCTTATCTGGCTCTTACTAGGAGAGGCAAATATTATATTATGGAGGTTAACTATATTTACTCCTGTAGAGAATGTACCATAAGAACATACTAATATAGCATCCTTCTCTGTTTCAGTTATTCCTCTTATCTCTTCTCTCGCATCTGCTGATGTTTTACCAGATACAAAGAATACTTTTCTTTTACCTATTCCCCATAATCCCTCAGCAGCTTCATTTATTAATCTAAATAGTGGTTCACCATGTTTCTCTACAAATTGGAATAAAATTAATGTATTACCTTTAAGGTCTAGAGCTAAATTCTTTATAAAGTTATTTCGTTTAGATGATGTAACTAACCAATCCACTTCATCTTGGTATTTCATTTTACTTACTTCTTTACAATATTCATCTTTATATTTTAAAAGTAATATATCAATAT